CGGATTATACGGAAGGTGGACTGTCATTCCATTTAAGGAATCGATCAGAGCCTCTCTGGGAATCCAAAGAAGTCGTTGGGGCGACACCCATGCCTCACAATCTTCATAGATAATCCAATCCCGGAACTCTTCAAAGAGCTCTGGGGTGACTTTAAGATCTTTGATTTTGAAGTCAGCTGTCCAAACGCGTTCTTGAACTTCTTCGTTAAAGAACTTCCAAAAGATTTCGTTTGGTGGAGGGATATAATTCCGCTTCTCTGGTATCACTTCAGTGAGTTCAAAGAAACCAGCAGCAACGCCAATGCTTACACGCATGGCGGTTAACCTATCAAGGTTCTCGGCTATTTGATTATAAGCGAGAAAGCCCTTAGAGTTAATATACCTAAGGACATCCTTGTTAGAAACTTCATAGGACTTTCCGTCCTGTAATTCATCTTTAAATGATGAAAAGTTTCTGCATTTGTTCTTAAATTGAGCAAAAGCTAGGTTGGCGAATTGGGCAGACAATAAAAATGTCATAGGGTCAAGAAGACCACGTACTGAGATACCAGTAGCCATTCGCCTAACGAGGAAGTCTATAGCACCATGATACGTTAGTTCATGACGCAATTGGCCATACACCCCTATAAGGGTTGGGCCATATAGATCGAGTACTTCCTCGAAGAGTTTATATCTGTCCCCCAAATACGGGAGACCATAACCACCTATTATACGTGGTATATAAACTAAAGGATCATGTTTGATAAACTCGCTCATCCAAACGGTGAAACGGTTTAAACAATAATCCTTTACCTCTTGCCTAGGGTACCAATTAAGTACCTTCACGAGTGCGTTGCCCTTGCCTATAGCTGGGTTCTTATGCAACTCGTCCTGCATCATAGATACAGAGGCAAAAGGGGATAGAAGCCGAAGCTTCACGACGTCGACATGGACGTCCTGTAGCTCATAATCGAGCTGCCAAGAAGACTTCCCAACACCGATTGATGTTGGAATTAATGAAATCATTTCCTCGCAATACCATGCGATCTTCTTGGACCATGCTGCCTTTGAAACATTAATTATGTTTCCAAAATAGACATGCATGTTTAAGAGTCTTTTATGCTGCTTAAGCGTCATAAGACCAATAATGTCATCCCCCGCAATTAAATTGCAGGGAGGATACGGAAGTTCCCGGAAAGACATTAGATGAATAATGGCCGAGGACAAACAGAGAAATTCTTTAGTCCCAGGGTCGCCCATCATGAGCCCATTTGTCGTAAGAATAATGGCATGCTCAACATCATCAAAACTTCTTCTCACCTCAATTCTCCGCGGGGAGAACAAAAGTTCGCCCGTTTGGAGCAAGAAGAAAGCAGCATCCTTATCGTTACAGAAAACTGTAACAAGGTGCTGAAGCATGAATCTACAAAACTTAGTATTAAGATTGTTAGACGCTGCTGATAAGTCAAATACGGATAAACCCTGTGTTAGGGTGTATTTGGCTTTCCGCATTAATATCTGGGAGAAATCCCAGCCTTTATAGGTCCGCGTAAAAGCGGAATTTAATGACGGATACCCTTTCACGATCCCCTCTAGCCAATGTGCTAGGGGTTGGAGAGCGAGTGTGACACATCCAGGTGCCTCAGAAAGGGGGCGGACTTTATTACCAGCTTCACAAATAAAAAGTGATTTGCATGGAATTGGGGTCCGCTTGAAAGAGCGAAGAGCATGACGGGGTTCCCACTTTGTTGGGGGTCCGGGCATATAGCCCTGCTCGACGCACATTTCAATGCTGAGTTGAAGAAATTGGAGGGGTAAAATCCTATCCAACCCAAACATGGGTTCTTCAATCTTAGCTTCCGAGCCCTCTTCAGATAGAGCGGCAAGGAGCTGGGAGTTCATACCGAGAGGATCTCGGAATGAAGAGGACATTGGCTTGATATTCCAATCCAATGCGGACCTCCGGCACATAGTGTACATCGGAGGTAAACCCCTAATCGTATAATAGGGGGCTCCCCACCAGGTTTTTCCATTACAGTCCGAAGCACTCGGGCTATAAATGTATCGTTTTACGAATTCGCGCGTCATAAAGATCGCACGGCCGCCCTTGGAGCGTGGGTTTTCATAACAACCACCTCCAGATAATGATATATGTGGACGAACTTTTGTAGTAATATTCGACATACCATCCTTCAAAAGGAAGGTGGTGAATTTACACATCGCATACGAAACCTTTTGAGCATGGTCTTCTGTAAACTCGACTTCACGAGTGAGATCACCGGACCATTTCTCGAACTCCTCATCAAAGCGTTTGCTTGAAAGAGGAGGAGGAGGGACCATTCTTGATTGAACCAAGTGGCCAACTCTCTCTAAGATCCTTTTTGTATGTGAAACATTCCTTAGGTTACTAAGGGATAGGTCACATAACCAAGGCATCATCTGCAACCATAACGGACCATGAAATCCATTATGCCCCCCAGGGACCCCGCGAGGAAACGGGTTCTGAAATCGACTGGGAGTATCTCCTGCGAAATGCACGAAGTACAGACTAACTTTCTTCCATAGTTTAACAGTATTGTCATAACTATGTATAGATGATGATAAACACCATCTCCAGAGCTTCTTATGAAGCTGGTTTATTGGCTGGTTAACCAACTCAATATTAGCACATAAAAGTGCTGATTCGATCCCCCTCCATAGATATATGATCCGCTTAACGGTATCATATGTAGCCATGGATATCTTTGCTACCACATCGGTAGGTAAATCCTTGTAATAAGGGAGGACTTTGAGAACCTCTTCAATTTGTTGAGGTGTACGATTATACCAGAGGTTATAGATATAGCCGCCACCTTCTAGATAGAAATACCCGAGAAGGGTTCCATCTAGGTTCCTGGCCGAGCAAGGTTCCGTAGAGATCTTGCTTGATGGCCAAGACATATTACTTCGCAA